GCGTCAATGATTACAGGCACCGCCTGAACAATAGCCGTAATAATGTCCGGCAACGCCGCAACCAACGAGGTCAACAGCTGTACACCAGCCTCGATAATCTGCGGAATCGCACCGATGATAAAATCAACGAGCGAAACGACGATGGCCGGCAACGCCTCAATCAGCTGGGGAATTGCCGCCAAAAGCCCCTGGGCCAACCCAAGAATCAGCTGGAGGGCGGCATCAAGGATGAGGGGCAGATTATCAATCAACCCTTGCACAATGGCAACGATAGCCTGTACCGCTGCTGGAATTAGCGAGGGTAACGCAGAACCGAGTCCCGTTGCCAAAGCCGTCACCAACTGAACGGCTGCGTCAATGACCATAGGCAGATTCTCAATGATCGCATTGACTATCGTCAGCACTGCCTGAACAACCGCGGGAATCAACTCCGGTAGCAGGCTAACAATCGTGGCAAGTACCTGCTCAAACAAAGCAGTCACCGTCTCCAAAAGCATCGGTAGCATCTCTCCCAAAGCACTCAAGATGGCATCCATGGCCGTTGGGAGTGCTTTGACGATGTTTTCCAAGATGGGGATGATGTTGTCGACAACCGCCGAAAATGCGTCCACCATGTTCTGTGTGAGGTTCGTCATATCCGCATCTGCATTGCCCAGACCGGCAACAAACGAGGATACAGATGCCTGCAGTAGACCAATAGAACCAGAAATAGACTGCGTGGCTTCTTTTTCGAAGTTGCCCGCATACTGCGTAGTGTTCTCTAGGAACATCTGCATGGCCACTTCAGCCTTTTCGGCCTGGGATGCCTCGTTCCAACAGAAGTCCAGTCCTTTGGCAAGTGCATACGCCTCGATGCTGGTAGCGTTCATGGAAATGCCCAAATTGTCCATCATGGTAAAGTTGCCCTTAGACATTTTGAAATTCCTCCATAAAATCATTTTTTGCGGTATTCATCGCCGGACGCTTGTCGCTCTCCGGCACGAGCGTTGGTTTGCCTTGCGGCTTTTCAATGTAGGGTGCGAGAAGTTCCTCGAAGCGTGTCTTGCCGAGCAGTTTCTGCATGGCGGTGACACCGAGGACTTTTCTCTCGTAGGGATCGAAGCCTGCGTCCTCCACGGTGGCGGCCACAGCGGCTTCGCTGGTGTACTTGCGGTTGGAACGGCCTTCGACCAGTTTCCAGCCGGTCCATTCCTTACCGCTGACCGCTTGTTGAAGGGCGTACTCCTTCACATCGGACGCCCAGGCGGCCATAGCATCGACCTTGCCGAGGATGTCGGCAATCTCCTCATCATCGAGGAGTGCAGGGGCCTGGAACTCATACCGGGCAAGGGCCAGATTCGCTTCGGCGCGTTCTCTGCATTCAGCCTTGGCTTTGCAGAAGCGACACCACTCACCACAGTTGAAGTCACCCCGGCCCTCATAGGCCAGCTGTGCCTTCTGGGTCAGATCCGTATCCGCCCAATCGTAGAGGACGGCTTTCTCCATCATGGAACTGGCCACATTGGACTTACGGGGCTGGAAGATGTGGACGCAGACCCAGTCGATGTCGTAGATGCCATCGAAGATCTCCAAGGCACCCAAGGCATAGAGGGAGAGCTGCGTGTTACCTTCGGCACTGACCTCCACCCCCTGGCCGTGTTTGTAGTCAACAATGTTGAGGACACCGTCGGCAATGAGGATGCAGTCGGCTGTACCGAAGCCATCCCGAACCCAGCGGGAGAAGTTCACCCGCTGTTCGATCATGACCACTGGGTCGGAGCAGGTCTGCTTTGCAGTTTCCAGAAGTTCCACCACATAGGCCACATACCCGGTGGCGCACTCCTCCATCTCCTCGTTGTACCAGAGCAGGCTCTCGACGGGATCTTCCACTGGAATACCCAGAGCCTGTTTCAGCCGGTACTCACATAAGGTGTGGGCATCGGTGCCTTCGGCGGCATAGTCACTGCTCTTATCCTCGTAGGCTTCGCAGAGCCTAGCGGATGGTGGGCAGTTCAACCACCGATCCGATGCGGAGGCAGACAGAACCGCGTGCTTACGTGTCATTGCCCAACACCTCCGCATCAGCGACCAGTGCCTTGTAGTGGGCGGGGTCGATGCCGGACAACTTAGGCGCACCGTACTTCTGGAGTAGAGCGCGGACCTCGGCGGTGAAGCCCATACGGGACTTGTCCGCAAGGACGGCTCTGACCTGTTCCAGGGTCAGCACGGGTTCGGCAGGGGCAGTATCGTCATGGGCTTCATCAGCCGATGCGGTACTGAACATCTCTGCCAGGGCGTCGGCCACTTCGTTAATAGTGGTTGCGGCGCTGCGCAGGTCCTTGATTGCCAGTTCCAGTTCGCTGGTTCTGCCCATTGGCGGTACCTCCTTCCTTGATTTGCTTCTGCTTGATGGTGTGGTTGACTTTCTTTGCCAGGTTTGCGGACACGATGATGAAGTCGAGGAGAACATCAACCAACTCCTCTTCCGGGGTCATCGTGCGGTTTTCGGACTCGTACATTCTTTTTCACCTCCCGCAAGGGGCGGTATCGGGATACCCCTTACACTGAGCCACTGCGGAAGAGATGGCCGTTTTGGCGGAAAAAAAGAAAAATTTCTCAAAAAAATCCGGAAACTCTTTTTTGAGCACCTCGGCGGTTTTCTTGATGCGGTCCGTAAAGGTCTTCCTTGGAATACCGATTTCAGCAGAAATGGAGGTATCGGACATTCCCATCTGGCGCATATTGCCGATTTCGATGGCCTGGGGCATCAACTCAACAATGCGTGCAAACAGTCTGCTGAGTTCCTGTCCATCAGCTACGATGTCTTCAACGAGCGGGCCGCGGTCTTCGATCTCGTCAAGCCACTCACTCTCTTCGCCCTCACCATCAATGGTGGCGCAATTTAGGGAGAGCGTGTTTCCTGCTCTGCGGAACGGGCAGGTTTCGCAGTCCATATCACAGTCAAGGTGTTTTTTCTGTGGGCAAACGCATCTGCCGCGGTACTGCTGCTTCTGGCGATAGGCATTGATGTCGCGGTAGTAGTTGTCAAACTCCTCCTTGGTCACAGGAACGCGCTCCTTGGTCGAGCGGAGATAGATGTAGTACTGCTTGTCTTGGTTTGTCATTTATTTGGCTCCTTTCAGATTTCGCAATCCGTCCAGAGCCGCCAATCCACCAAACAGAAAAAGACGGCAGGGAGAGACCCACCTCCCCCACGGGGGAAGGATCGGGTCCCGCACTGCCGTCTTGCGTTCTGGCGGATTACCTGGTTTATTTACTTACGCTGCCGGGGGTTGATGGACGTTCTCGATATTGAGTGTCCCGTCCGCGTTGGCTGTGATGCGTGTGACATAGCCCTTTTGTACAATCTCAACCACCTTGCGGTCGTTGCTGATATCGCACACACGCTTGTCGTTCAAGTTCTTGACTGGTTTCATTGGCAAACCTCCTTTCTTTTTCTCGTAGGTACTGTCAAAATTATATAAAATGTGATATGATATGCTCAAATCTCATATTCGCATGTCATTTGAGCATATAGTTACCAAGAAGGAATATTATCATGTCAGAATTGAATCATGACATTCTTGCGGAGAATATCCGTAGCCTACTGGCCCGGGAGAATATGACACAGCAACAGCTGGCCACGGTCGCCCACATGACACAGGCCAACGTCAGCAAAGCACTCAACCCACAGGATAAGCGGTGCTTCACGCTGGAGCAGGTGTACTACATCGCACAGCACTTCGGCATCTCCATCGACGAGTTGGTCGGAAACACCATTCCCAACGAGGTGGCCACGAGTCCCCGCTCCGTCCTCTCCTTCCTCACCCAACTTCTTTGTGAGGCCAAGGTGCGTGCCACCACCGTCACGATGGAAGAGCACATTTATGACCAGTACTACAACGAACACGGATACCCCGATTGCCGTCGCATAAAGAAATCTATAGAGTATCCCGCCTTCTATCTGCCGGACTATTTCCGCGTGAGTGATTTCGCTTTCTGCGAGCCTGAGTATCACGACGTCGATATGGAATTCTGCGCGGGCGGGAATGACACTCGCTTTATGCGCGTAAACGAAATCCTCAAAGACCTCATACCGATGATCAAGTTGTATAGGTCTAAGCAGATTCCAGAGGAAGCCTTTAAGATGATCCTAAACGGCTATCTCGACCAGCTCCCCCAGAAATAAAAAAAGGCCGGCACAAACATTCCAGGCATAGTGCCTTGGAAATGCTCGTGCCGGCCTTAACTCACTTGGTTCGGCTCGTCTTTGAGCAATATGTGGTTGTGGTAGGCGTGTCCCTCTCTTGGGGGCACTGCTTGTTTTCCTTATCTATGGCATTTACCATCATTGCGATGAGCGTGTCGACAGTTACCACCTCATAGGTGTTTGTACCCGGCTTTTTAAACTTTACGGCACGGGTGCCCTCGGTCGTTAACATCGGCTCGCCGATGGGAATGTGGTATAGGGGTGTGTAGAGCAGTTCTGTTCGCTGCGGGCTGTGGATCATTCAGTGTCCTCCTCGTCATCGTTGTAAGCATAGTTGTTGATCGGCATTGGCATTTCAAAGACGCTGATGTTCGTGAGCTGGTCGTAATTTCCAGGAATCCACACTTCCTCTTGAACTTCAAAAGTGTAGCGGTCCATCAGAAGCACAGTCATTTCGTTGTTCACCTTTGCCGGTCTTACTGCTTCTATAAAGGATTCGAAGAGTTTTTCATCAACGAAGACAAAGGAGAACTTATGGCCGTGTAGTTCATCGGGATACCAGGCATCAAGCAAGAACCAGGGGGTAATCCGTTCGAGGAGCATACGAACCATGAAACGGTCTGACCGTTGGTTAACTTCCTCATCCATCAGCTGGGGATACAGGAAGAAGGACCATTCTCTGATGCTAGAAATGATCTCCTCTGCGCGGAGCTTAATTGTGAAGTCGCCACGGTGACGGGGGAAAACTCCAGGGATGTCGTGGTCTACACGAACAATCTTGTCGTTAATGATTCCGTCGACAGACATACCGCAGGCAACAACGCCCGCCACCAGAGCATTTTTCATCATATTAGCTCGGCTGAGTTCCATGTTGCGCTTTGCTGCGATGCGGTTTTCAGTTTGGACACGTACCGCATAGTCTGGCGAATGGAGACCATTAGCACGCGCCAACGCATCCAGAAGATACTCGTCTTCCTTGTTAGCTCGACACTCAAAAATCTTAATAATGACTTCCTTGGAAAGAGGCTTGGTGATCTTTCCGTTCACAATGCGAGACAGTGTAGATGCACCAATTTTGGTGTCCTCTGCGAACTGAGCCATGGAGCGTTCTGGGCCTTTGGCCTTGTTAACATAGTTGGCAAGATCCGCCATATCCGGGGTGCGGATTTGCTGATAAGTTCTTAATTCTTCTATCGTCATGGTCAACGCCTCCTATCAAGTCTGTGCAAGATGCTTTCTGACTTTATGCACACAATATAGCACATATTTGCATATTTGTCAATAGTTATTTGCAACGACTTTCAAACCGCCTTGCAATAACTTGCAACGCTCGCATCCTTCCACGCTTTTTCACGCTGCTGCGACCGTCGTTGGGCCGCCCAAGATCACCCATGGCAGCCTGTTAAATGGTGTTACCGGCTCACTACGGTATCCTCCAGACGTACTCTCTGCTCTAGCCAAAGTTCCGCTCATTAATCACCATTCAGATTGTTATCAAAAGAAGTGAGCCATTCCAGTATCCCATCCACAGAGATAGCCCCTTCCTCTTTCTCCTTTCTCTTGGCTTTCATTCCCTCCGTCAGTTCTGCGAGGTGCTCTTTCAACGCCGCATCATCTGGGTGGCGTTTGATCGCCATCTTCAGCCGCATATACAGCCGGCGATACTCTTGGGTTAAAGTATCGTTCTTCATCTTTCTCGCTCTGGTGGCATTGGCTCCAACTTCCCGGCACTCCTTGGTCGCATCCTGAGGCGAAGCATATCCGCAGTAAACGGCGTCAGATCTGCCCACTGGAACAAAGTAGCTCCCACAATTTTTACACTTCACAAACTTCGTCTCTGCATCCATTGCGTGGGCGGCCTCAAACATAATAAGCGACATGGAGGACTTAATTGTGTAGATGGAATGGAAGGATCCATCATAGAACATAATGTGAAAATCAATGTGCTGAAAATCTATGTTGGCTGCGTACAGTCCCCAGAATCCCATCACTTGATCTTCTTCGTATTCCTCGCCGGATGCCAGCATATTGAACGAATGCTTAAACACCACGTAAGACTCAGCATATGATGCATAGGCACTCAGCATAGCTTGACCGATGGTGGAGATGCCGAACTCATCGTAACCAGACTCTTTCAGAATGAAAGATTTGATCTGGTTTGTGTCCCTATCAGCGTTCAGCGGGTCAATCAACCCTTTCAGTTCCTCTTCATTGGCTCGTTTGAAATCAGCCATATAGTTTGAAAAGTCGGTGAGGATCATTACAGCGGCGATCACGCCAAATTTCGCAAGGCACGCTTCATATAGCTCCAAAAGCGCGTGGGCACCGTTCTCCTTCAGCTCCATATCCTGAAAATACGAGTTTTCCAGTATGAGGGGCTTAATTTCTGTAGGATGAAGTCTGGCATATTCACAAGCCATACCTCCAATCGGGTATTCCTTAAAGACATCCCCCTCCAGAACAATATTCTTCTTGCCGTCAAAATCCACATTCAAGCCGACATCCATAATATGTACCTCCTGTTATCAATCGTTATCGGTTGCCAAAAATTAGGCGGGTGTAAACAATCATTATCCGCAACTAACCGTTGATAACATTATATCAAACCCCATTTTGTAGTCAATAGTTGCCCCAAATATCGTTTGCTAACATTTCCGGATTATTGCTTGTTAACGCACCATAATACTCGGCACGCTGAAACTTTTCCTCCCACACTGAAACTTTTCCTCCCACACTGAAACTTTTCCTCCCACACTGAAACTTTTCCTCCCACACTGAAACTTTTCCTCGGCACAATGAAACTTTTCCCCTCACAATGAAACTATTCCCTACAACAAAAGTTTCATTGTGTCTTATCTTAAAACGATCAGCCGTCTTCCTCGGCCGGCAGAAATGCCTCTTCATCCACCCACAATGAAACTTATCCTAAAAAACAAAAAAGCCGAAAACCCTCGTCCTGCAAGGATTTTCGGCAAAACAAAAAGCACGATGGTTTCGTATCAAAACCATCGTGCTTATTTGGTCCGAGTGGGGAGACTCGAACTCCCAGCATCCAGCACCCAAACAATTTGAAAAGACTTTTTCTGGTGATTTGTAGTGCTTTTCGGTGCTTTTTAGTCGGTTCCTGATACTCTTTAGGCATCTATAAACCTGTGTTTCACAGGTGTCCCGGAGTTGTCTGTGGTCATCTATGTGGTCAAAAATGCTTCCCGCCCAAAACCGGTAGTTTTCACCGGCCAAGACGGGAAGCGTTTTCGCTTTTCTGTTGGTCGCATTGTAACTCTGAGCGGGAGGTTATGCAAGTCATTTCTGCAGAGCGTAACGTTCAGTTGTCATTCATTCCAAAAGGAATCGTAAGCAGCTTCCTTTTATACAAGCTTTCCGTTTGGATCACTTCATCGTCCGTTACCGTCTTGGGCAATATCTGCAAAATGGAGAATTGAAACTGGTGATAGCGCTCAGGGTAGGCACAAATCAGTTCTTTCATCAGCTTATTGTTCCCATGCAGAGAGCTTACATAGCAAGACCAGCGGCCCAACAGGCCATCCTTCCCATAAGCTGACCCTACATACTGCTTTCCAGTTTCCTGATCAACGATCAAATAGATTGCATTGACCGAAGAAAGGGCCGTATGCCAGGCTTCGTATACCGTTGGGTTTTCGATGATCTCCTTCAATTCGTCATATGTAAGAATCAAATTTTCAAATCCGGAAAACACCTTTTTCTCGTCTGCTTGAATCGCCACGATAGGCTTTTCCGTGGTGCCCTTTTGATGCCACATGCGGGCAGAATTTCCCCAATCAATGATCAATTTGCCTTCATAATCTTTCAACAGATCAACTGATTCAAGATCGAAATAAGCATTTTCGCCTTCGAATTTTCTTGCTTCTATTTCCGGGATCCCCTGCGGCATGACATCAGGCGTATCCGGCACCGAAGTCCCGACTTTGTAGCAAGCATCTAATTTGCAAAGCGTACCTTTATCACTTATGAACGTGACCCAGTAATCATATCCCTTACTGAAGTCCGCACCTTGATGACAGGTATACTCATAAACCTTGTTTGCATTATAGCATTCTCTGAAACCACGGTCAGACATCGCATGGCGGATCAGCTTTACCTTTGCCGGGTCTAAACC